TTGGCGGATAGGTCTGGACACCAATACCCACCCAACTTGCAACAGCGGCTTTGGCCCCAAGACCGAGCGAGGTAAGTAAGTCTTCTGATTCATGGGCGTCAGTAAACGCATCAACAGCATCAACCAACCATAGATACAAAAAATGTTCAACAAGTTCTTTTGTCCAACCCCCAATTCCTTCAATAGGTTGTCCACTGAAATCCCGACCTGTCCAAATTTCTGATATTAGGCCAATGATAGGAGCGCGTTTAGACTTTATGAATTTCATAAACACGTCTTTACGTGATATATCCTTGATTTCTCCGGCCTCTGTTTTCTGTTTGGCTATTGCCATTTGGATGATAAACCGTATGACCTGGCCGTGCCCGGCTTGGTAATCGAGACGAGTGTGGCCCTTTTTTGGTTTCATCCAATCAGTTGAGTATGGGTTAAGTTCGACCTTATGTCCCAGAATATCAGCGAGTAAAGCTATCGTAGTTGTTGTGGCTATGTATCCTGCTAAAGTCTTCAATCCTTCTTTAGCGATATATGGGTCGGTACTAAGTGTATGAAACAAAGTAACCACGTTTTTAACCCGACTTAGAGCGAACCGAGGGGAGTAACCTATCACGTTCAGAAAATTAAACAATGCTTGAACCCTTGGTCCCCTCGGTATGTTACTTCGCCCGCTGAAATCATTTATCATTCCAGCCAATTTGTTCAACCGTGCATCAGTAATTGGAACTCCTTGGCGTTCCCAAAGATTGCGTATCTTTTCATAGAGGCCCATCCTAAGTTGATTGGCTTTTGTAACAGCCGCCCGATTACCTTGTCTGGCCAACGGCCAACTACTTGCCAAACGACCAGGGAACGATTCTTCAACATTTGATCTGGACCCAAATTCATCCATATCAGTGAGTTGGAGACGGTGTTCAAGGGCTTCTTCATAGTATTTTGAATCCTTGATTTCCTGTTGAGAACGATTGAATTGTTCTTGGGAAAAGAACGCTTTTGTTCCCTTAACCACTGATCTGGCCCAGGTTGTAGGACTTCGGTAAAATCCGGTCCATATTTGTTTGAAAGCGTAGGAAATATCACCACTGGAACCAACCACTTTAGTTAGGCCAGTAACGTCAAAAAGATTACGGAGTAATCTATCAGAAAATGGTTGTTGTTTGCGAAGCAATTTACTGACTTTCAACCCTAAGATTTTATTTACCGCTTCGATTTCGTTATTCTGTAACACTTCGCCACGTCTTATTTTGTTGATAGCTTCAGACGCCCTGAGCCGACTATACGCCCGGAACGCTTTCGGGTATGTATCAATGACTTTACGTTGAAGAACATCCCACTCGGTATCAGAGAGTTGGGGAATAGCCTCTTGCGATATGCGGTCTTCTTCACCTATCAATTCATCAGCAAACTTGGACCTGGACTTATACATGGCCTCAGTCTCACCCATTTTTCCCGCCAAGAGTTCATAGAGATATTTGGTCTGGGCCTCGGCCCGCCTTCCCCGTTCTTTGGAATAGGCCAGTTCAACCCCCTTGCGGAGTTTTTTCTGTGTCTTGAGACTTTTTTCAAGTTCAGGTACGAGTTTGTCTATTACAGTTTGGGTGTTTCCTGGTACAACCGGGGTTGCCGGCGCAGGTGCAGGTGCGGGCGCAGGTGCGGGGGCGGGAGGAGTCTGCTTTACTTTGCCTCTGTCGAAGACAACAAGAATACCTTCGTTGGTCTTAGACTCAGGCAGATAAACAGAATCATAACCCTGTTCTTTCAATGAACCCGTCGCGTCCTTAATAGCCTTTTTCAACTGTTGCCATTCGGGATTTTCACGATGAGGAACGAGATTATCAGAGTTCCAACCTTCAGGTAGAAATTTCTCATGGTAAGACACATATTCGGTAGCGTGACGGAAGATTTTCGGATTCTGAATATCCGCCAACATTTCTTTCGCAGGGGTTTCTGGTGTTGCATAACGATTGCCACCTTGTTCTGTCGAGAGATACATCCCCTCAAATTCTTGTTGGCCCGCTCCAAGTTGGACGTGAGTTTTCTTCAAAGATATGGCTTCGGCCTTCAGTTGTTTTTCGCTAAGTGCATTGACCTCGTCAAAGGTACGTTCAATGTTAGGTTTTCCCGCTTGTTGCCCCGCCGCCGGCGCGGGAGCGGGAAGAAGAACCTGTTTCGATCTTGGCATCAACTGTTGTTTGATGGATTCGTGTACCCGCTCTGCAATATCAACTGCTTTGCGAAGCACCTGTACTTTTCCAGTTTCAGTCAAAGCGGATGTAGGCCCCAAAACCCCTTCTGGGTCAATACCTTGTTTCTCCATTTGATACCGAAATATCTTCTCAGCCAGTTTTTTCTTCGTTTCAATCTCGTTCGAGAACGCATCCTGGCCTCGTTCATAAACCATTGCTATAAGATTGTTCTTACTGCCTTCTTTGGGTGCTCCGTAAACATCTTGAGCAATTGAATACTCTGGTGTGAAGGTTAGAGTATTGTCTGTTATCCCGGTATCTTTGAGGGCGCTATGGACAATCGACATATAATCGTCAATGGCTTGTTCATCCATTGCAAATCGTTGTTCATAGAATTGTTTCAATCGTGGATCATTCTGAGAGACGCCAGATTCCTCCAAAACATCAATCTTATCTTGAATGGGTTTAACGGTTTCGTCATAGTTTGCCAACGTGACCCCCATTTGCTTCTGTGGCTTCGCTGGGGGCACGATCTCCTCTTGAGGGGCCTGTTTTGCCATAACCTCCCCAACTGCCTTGATTATCTTCGGGTCTCCCCGTCGAACAGCCGCCCTGATAGCCCTGACACTGCGCAAAGCCACGGGGATACCTGCCTGGATCGCCACATCTTCCCAATTGATCTCACCAGTCGTCAATTTCTGTTCAATAGCCGACGCCCCGCCGAGTAAGGTGGATTCAGCGGCCAATCGCCCGCCCTTGGCCAATTTGGATGCCCCTGGGATGAGTTTGCCAGGCGCACTGAACAAACCGTACATAGCCGCGCCACGACCAGGCGTACCCCCTGACGCGAGGTTTTGCATTTCCCACAGGACACCTTCCGGTGTACCAGCAGGCATACCGTGCTTTAACGCGACTAATTGTGCTATGAACTTAGCTGTTCCGATAGCCACGTCCACACCTTTTTCAGCCAAGTTTACGGGCGCGGAAACAGGAATAGGTTGCAAATGTTTGGCCTGTCTTTCCGCTTTTGCTAAATGAAGTTCCAGTTCTTCTTTTGCTTTCTGGCCGTGTTTACCAGCGAGAATATCCTCTTGCGCCCGTTGTGTTTGTTCAAATTCACCGGGTCCAAATTTGGCTGCGGTAGTTAAAATACCGTTTATAGTTTCTGGTATTAAATTATAGAGTTCTGTCCCGGCACGTTTGAGCAAACCTGGTCGTGGAACCACAGTATCACTCTGTTCCCAATCCGCACCACTGGTGACAACCTTATCTTGTTGTTCCCATTGTTCCGGCATTATTTTTTAACCCTCAGTTGGCCATCGGTTCCTACATATTGTGTGCCAGGTAGAAGTTGGTCATACTCTTCTTTAGTCTTGGGTTGGGGCATTTGTTCAAGTTGAGGCATTTGTTCTGTTGGAGTAGTCTTAGGAGAACGCCTGTTCCTCATCCAGGTTATTCCCTTGGCCAAAGGAGTTAGACCAAACGCCTTTCTGGCCAAACTTGGGGGTTTAACACCGAGTTTGCCAGCTGCGGCCCGTGTCACAGAAGTATCAGCCCGTGCCGCTTTTATCTGAGGTTCAGTTTCTACACCAAGTTCTTTAGCAACGCCATCCCAAATTGCATTATAGCCGTGTCGTTGATTTGTATTAAACTCATTATAGCCATAGTTTTCTTGCCATATTGAGTATTCCTGTTTCAAAACTTCAAGATTATATTTCTCACCAGGTCTGGCTGCGGCAGCGGCACGAGCAAATGACTCTTCAAATGAATCTTTATAATCTGTGAAACCAAAATCCTCTGGTCTAAACCTACCTCTTGGTTCTGGTTTGACATTAGGGAACAACTCGTTCACAGTCCCTTCTGGCATGACCAACCTCAATTTGGCCTGAAATGCCTGTTGGGGAGAATATGCCCCGCTTGTAGTTCCCTGGTCTATCAAACCAAGTTGTGCCCGTACTCCCGTCGATTTGGCTTTGGCCTGGTCATATTCATCTTGCATCCCGGCCAAGACACGATTGTGGGCCTCTGGATCAAGGCCGGATTCTCTCAGCGCGTCTGCGCGTTGTTTGAAACTGGTCTTCAGTTGATCGAGGTTATCCTGTACCAACTTGGCCGGATCGGGCAAAGTTGTAGTCTCAGGTTGTGTTCGACCAGTCCAACGACCTTCAGGCGTGATAGGTTGGCCCCAATTAGGTCTGTATTCGATAGTACCCTGTTTACCTATGGGGGCTATGTACGGTTCATTCATTTGTTACCTCTATTTCATGTATAACGGGAAAATCGTATTGGCATATCGAGGACCAACAACATGTTTCTGAATGGAGACAGTGTAACCTCGGTGTTTTGAAACAGGGTTGGTTGCCTTCTTGTCTTTGTATATCTCGGATTTTGTTTATGGCTTCTGGGTTCATCTGTTGTCTCAGAGTTTTAGATTCCTATATCCACCAACCTGCAACAGATAAAGCAATTTGTGTAAACGCCAAGTTATCCCCAACGTATTCAACAACACGATTTGTGTCACAAGCGCAGAGTATCAATCCATTAAACTCTATATTGGCTACCTGTGTTCGTATTTTGGTGGTAATTATGGTATAGGTTTGTCCCTTTTTTCTGAGGGCAAACATAGCGTCAGCAGTATCGTCTTTGATCGTCATAGAAAACAAAACAGCTAAAGCCCCAGTTGGTACAATACTACTTAAATCTAAATCATGCCATGCCCCGTTTGTATTTAGAACCGCTTTACTTCCAGTCTCATTCCAATCTGTTACGGAGGGGTCTCCTCTATGTACAAACGTACCAGTTACAGAAAGAGTTATAAAATCTCCCCCATCTGTCTTAGTTAATCCGGCATTGGTTCGTAAAACGCCCGCACTTGATGTTGCCCCAATATAATCAGCAGTAGCCGCCGCATCTACTTTGACCTTCTCAGAATCACTACCCCCAGTTGCTGCTTTGAAAATCGCATTTCCAGTTGCAGTATCTTTCGTCAAAACATGTTCATTGGTAGCTGCCGATACAGCAGATAAAGCATTGATAGCTAATTGGGCTGTTCCTTGTCCTGTTCCCCCATCAGCAATCGCAACATCAGTACCATTCCATACTCCAGTTGCAATGGTCCCCAGAGTAGTTATGTTTGCTGAACCGGCCCATGTAGATAATGCAGTATTCTCTACACTGTTAAGGCCAACATCAGACTTGGTGACGCTATGAGGGTTTCCTGTTGTCAACCCACTATGGGTATAAGCCGCATCATAGTTGGTTTTTAATGTGGAATTCAAGTCAGCTACCAAAGATGGAGTTAGGTCTGTGTAAGTAAGGTTGATTGTTGCAGTATTGGCAATCATTCCACCCACAGAATCTTGGGCCAATTCATCTGTATATTGTGTAATAGTACTGGAAACAGTAATTGAACCCGCTGTATTAGCGATTCCAATTCCTGTACCAGCCGTCAACGCAGCCAATACAGGATCAACCCCGGTAGAACCTATCGGTATTTGGCCATTAGTTGCTGCACCAAGGGGTGTAATCGCGCCTGTACCAGAACCCAAAAGTAATCCATGATCGGTAAGAGTCGCTATTCCTGTTCCGCCATTGTCTATGCTTAAAGGGATGGCTAAAGTAAGACCACTTGCATTTACTCTTCCGAATATCCCATCTCCATAAGCCGTAGTAGGAGGAGTAAAAGCCGCAGTCCATCTGGCAATTCCTTTCGAGACACGGAACTCATCTATCCAACCCAACCACTTTGGAACTGCATCTCCACCCCACCTTCCTATACTCTTTGCTTCCGCAATCGTTACCAATGTTCCAGCAACTGTAACGTCAATATCCTTGACTCCGTTAATATAGGAACGCCAGTTGTTTCCATTGCGAACAATAGCCACATGTGTCCAGGTATTAAGAGTTAAGGTAATCGCCCCTATTGCATTGCCACCGGAGTCTGCATTTAACAAATTCCAGGAACTTCCATTACTGCTGGCCCATATATTGATATTTCTTGTTCCGAGATAATGATAGTCTATCCCCAACCAATAATCGGATGTTCCTGCAATAATTGCACGCCTATTCGTATCTGTTGGGTAAATCCAGAAATCAATAGTAAAGTCCCCACTCCCAAAATCCCAATCGGCGTGGTCTGGTATAGATATGTAATCCCCTGTTCCATCGAAGACACAACTTGATCCGCCAAATTTGCTTTGAGCAGTGTCTATCTGGGCGTCCCCGGCTACTGTTGGGGCATGATTGAAGAAGGAGTTGTCAACAAGAACAGTTGAATTGTCTGCCCCGTCAAAATGCAAGAGTAATTTCGTGTAAGAGTCTATGCCAACCAGACTCTCGTGAATACTCCAACCATCTGTTAGTGTCAAATCTCTAAAGGTTGGACCAGCAGACGTTTGTATATCCTGAATAGTGTCTAATGTAATAAAGTTACCACCATCCACATAACTCAAACTTGTCCCTGTTCGTAGTACACCATCGTTAGACGCTGCACCGAGATAGTCCGCTGTTGCAGCGACATCCACCTTGACCTTTTCAGAGTCGCTTCCTGCACCCCCCGCTTTCCATAGAGCATTGCCACTGGCAGTATCTTTGGTCAACACATACTCATTTGTAGCTCCGGCCACTTGAGTAAGTGCGTCAATCGCTGTCTGTGCAGTAACCTGTCCCGATCCCCCATCAGTAATAGGGACAGGAACAGTGGGAATCATTTTCCATTCAACTGCCATATCAAACCTTTACGCAATCGACGTACAAATATATGGATGTAAAGTATCCGCCTGGAACACCATCTTGCCAAGAACAGGGGTAAGGCCGTTCCTTGCAGCAGCATCGGCCACGTTGTGAACGGTCATATCTTGGGCTTGGTTGCCGCCAAAGTCCAAGGCAGCACTCAACTGTTCAATATGTTCTGAACCAACGGCGTCGTCTGCTATCAACGCCGCTGTTATCCCATCTGCTTCGACTTTAATTTCAAGAGTTTCGTTTCCCGCAGGATTACCCACTGTCAAGTCAATTGCTGTACCAGCAACCAACTTACCATCGAGATACCCAGGTGTGGTATCGTCGGAGGATACTTTAATCAGAGACATCTCTGTCGTTGTGTCCCCTTCAAGCAAGATTTTTTTCCATTCTACGGCCATGTTAAACCACCTTTCCAAAATACAACCGACTATCTGTTATTAGCCTTACTATCTTTCCTTCAACCACTGGGTCAGGTAATTCCGTTACTTCAGAAATTATCAACCCAGCAAAAGTTGGAGAAAATCCTGTAACATTCGTTGTTAGTTTTTTGTTAGTATCAGTCCCAACTAAAGTGGACGCCGCCAGTCCAGTTAAAGTGAACCCAGCGAAAGAAGGCGAACTCGTGGGGTTCAACGCCTGTCCTACCACTCGTTGTGTGAGGTCATTGATTATGGCCTCAAGGTTGATCCAATCGCCGGATACCAGACTATACTGTTCGACTGCCATTAAAACCTCGGTGTTCCGTATTGCGCCCCATGAAACGGATTATACTCTGGCGCGGAAGAAGGTGCAGGAGAAGGTGCAGACCTAATCGCAGACTCGTTCAATCCTGATACTTGGCCGAATCTCTGGCCAAGATACCCAAGATACGGGGCATACGTGGGATCAACCAATGAAGCTGTAGTCTGGGCCTGTGTACCACGCAAACCACTAAGGGCCTGTAATGCCTGGGCCAGGAACTGAGTCCGCGTATCCTCGACTCCCTTCAAACCAGTCGCCAAATCGCGTTTGACCCGCAAACCAGTCCCAGTAGCCAACGAACCGCTACTCATACCGCTGGCTACTTGTTCTGAGAGGGCCTGGGCCTGGGCCTGACGGGCCTGTTCCTCCAGGAGAGCCGATTGACCAGCGCCATAACCTCCGCCCGGTTGGAACATCTGAACCGACTGTTGGAGCGGTTGCTGCGCCGCTGTAAATTGTGTACCAGCCGTTTTCTGTTGATTAAGCCAACGCTGAAGGGCGTTGGTATATACTGACCTACCAGTTACATCAGCTTGTGGTTCGTAACTAAATGGAAGTGCCATTATTTCATTCTCCCGGATTCGGACAACTCTATATCTATTTTTTCCATACTCCACGTTGAAGCGGCAGAGTTATTGGATAATTTCACACCTATCGCCCCGCCTTTGACCTGCTGGCGGATAGAAGGAAGCAGTTTGTCAGTAGTAAAACTCTTGGTTACTTTGGGAGGTTCACCGTTGACCACGTTATCAATAAGGTGTTCAGCGGTAAGACCAGAGTACAATGAAACTGATAGGGCGTCAGTATCAACACCAGTCTTTATCGACACCTCGTTAACGCCCACGCGCGAGCGCGTATTGGACCCGACTATGGGGCCAATCAGGGCTTCACTCTCAATAACTGTACTTCCGTCATCAGATTTTTCTGTTTCATTCCACCGTCGTATGTAACCGTCGTTACATCCAGCCAACAAAGTACGTTCACTTTTGACACGCGAGTTGAAGTACAACAAGGACGTGGGTGTGTGGGCCTCGGCATACTCATCTGGGAAGATACCCCCGGTTCTTAAATCCATCCAAAAAGAAACGCTCCATTCCCCATCAAACTGACTAACTGATACCACGATGCCGTACCTATCCTTGTCATATTTCATCACGACCCGGTCGGTCCGGCGATTGAGACCCATGTTGGTTATGAGATTGGGTACGTGTTCCTTAGTGAGATTGGTCGGGGGTGCGCCCTCAGTGATAGCCGCTGCTGACAAGGCGTAGATACCGTCAAAACCGAGGAAGTATAGGTTGTTCTTGTCATCCCAACACCACGCGGTATTACTGAAGATACCGGTAGTATCGGACAATGTAGTGAAAAACCCTCCCTTGGCCGGGTCCGCCCGCATGACAAACATGTTGTTCAGACAACCGAATACCTGGGTATTGCCCTTGTATGGTATCATGGCAACAATCTGGTCGCCAACCAACCCGGCCTTGGTCGTGGCTTGGCTATTCTGGGCCGAGGCCACATCATCAACTACAAGCAGAAGATCGAGCGGATCGTTTATCCGCGTAGCAAACCACTGGTGTGGATGCTGGATACTGTTCATAAAAACACGACCCCAACACAAGGACAGGATATTCGACCCGCCGTCAGGGAATGAACCGGTAGTGAGTGTCCAATTGAGCCAATGAGGAGGAGGCGCGAACGCTGACGGTGTGATTTTTGTCCCTGAAGTTGCCCCAACTATTTCCGTTGCGTTAAATTCTGTCGTTGTTGTTCGATAAATTAAATACCAATAAACCCCGGCGCTCCTATAAACTCTTTCGTCGAAGATACCAGTTGCCCCAGTTGCGGCCTGGGTTATGACTTCACCCTGTGTAAAATTCACTGATGTTGCACCGACCAGACGGGTATTGAGGAAGTCGAGTTTATGATAACCGCTTGAACCAATCGTGGCCGAATATGGCCTGCCATCAGCCAAGTACATCTTCTGATAGGCCGGGATCATACTGACCTGGCCTGATGTATCGAGATCGCCAGCGGTGAACCCATGTCCAGAACCAAGTGCTGTGAGGGTTGGCATTATTTCTTCTTTCCAAATCGTTTTTGAAGTTCAGCCAAGTCACTACCACTGGCCCCCTGGAACTGAGGCGCAACAGTTTGGTTGGCATAGTCCTTCAATACGTTCGTTTTCTTTTCAGTTGTTTTGTTCGCCGCCTTCATCTCAGCGAGTCGTTCTTTACCGATGTACGCCTTTTCTCCCTTTAGGAGTTCATGCGATTTGCGTTTGAGTTTTTGTATCCATGTCTCATCTTGTTTTGCCATTTCGACCTCTGATTTCTTTGCCGCAGTTTTATGTGCCTGTTCAAGGTCTTTACCCTTGCCAATTTCGCGTTCAAGTTCCATACTGTATTGTTTTGCTTTGACCGCCATGTTAAGCATCCCCGAAGTAGATGACATTGTGACCGATTACCACGACTCTGTTTTTGAACCTACCCCCACCCGTGTATTCAAAGTCCTCGATGTCCACCCAACCTACAGTTGGTTGCCACACTTGATTCGGGTTGTAATCCGAACGGCGTTCCATGAGCATGAACCAAGGAGATTGAATAGATGTGAACTTCCATTCATCTCCTGTAGTCGTTCCATCGACATTTTTTGAATCAATTCTCCAATAGTATATAGTGCGGTAATCAAACGGTATGAGACCTGATAAGGAAAACGACGTTGCAACCTGGTTACTTGATACCAGACTAAGACCGCCGGATACAGTCCCGAAGTAAACATCATACGATGTTGCGCCCCCACCGTTTTCCCAAGTGATTGTCGGTTGTCTGATCCCAATGTCTTCCGCTGTATTAACAGGAGCAGGGGTAATCGCTTTTGACGGAACAGCGCCTTCTGTTGCCCTAATACTTACAGTGACGATCCCAATAGAAACATCTGAGTCTCGCGACAAAAATAATCGCACTGAAGTAATGTCATAATCGGACCCCGCTGTAAAAGTTTGGGCCATCCAAAATGTTTTTGGCCCACTTGAAACGCCTGATGCCCCTAAATACAAATCTTTCGAGTTACTACCAGAATATGTTATGAAAGAGTCATCGAAATTTTGAACTTCCGACCAGGTAACACCCCCGTCACCACTCGAAAGAGGTTTTCCACCGGAGTAAGGAAGAGAATCTCCCCACCAGTCAAGCATAAAATCATAATTGTTTGTCAGTGCCCGAATGACAACGGCATATTTTGTACCCGCAACCAAAGAATAGGAAGACCCAAACGTGATTTGGCGCAATTCACTTCCCGAATACACCGGAAGTGTATTACCGTCAGTAGTACCGACACACAAATCTTCACCAGTTGGATCACCGACTGCCATTAGAACTTACCGAAATAAACTTCGCCTTCTTCACCCACAACCACGACAAAATCCACCAGATTACCTGGTCCAGTTTTTCGAGTAGTTACCCACACCTCAGTAGCCTCGTCCCAGTAGAGGTCTGGATCATAATCACTTGCCCTGGCAAACGGCCAACCTGATCTGTCTTGATAGGATTCCGTTTTGAGTAGAACTGTAAGCGCACCGATTACAATTAAAATGCCTTGGTAGAATTCCGTTCCAAGTAAAGTAGTAAGTGTCCCAGTTACAACTAAAACACCTTCTACCCACACTACAGATTCTACTGTAAGACTGACCGCGCCCCCACCTGTTACTGTTTTAGTTCCCTCGTCATATTCAGTTACTCCAGCCGAACATTTAGCATAGAAAGCCAGAATTTCTGCGGCTGCGGCTCCTCCGGCCCAAGGGTCTGTTAAAGTAGTAGTAGATGTTCCTAACGACCGTGCGCCGCTGCCGCTGGTATAGTTGGTATAAGTCGTTGTGGTAGTATTGTCAAGTTGTACTGCTATCCAATAAATTGTTTCAGGAACAATGGTCCAATCAACAGTAACAGTTTTCCAACCTGTGGCGGTTCCTTTGGCATTAGTATTAACTACATATAATCTTGTATCCGGTTTATTGGTTCCAGCATTGTGACTATACAAACCAACTTCAAAATTACTTTCCTCAGAAACTGAAGCACACCACCAACCAACTTGTGTTATCTTTGTAAGAACTGTTGGCGTTGTATGTTTCAATGCCCACGAGGTAGCATCTATTATTTTATTGCCACCACCACCTGGATCAACTATCGGGGCAACTGTAACAAAACCGCAATTTGTTCCAAGAACAAGTGCCATATTAACCTGTCAGATCAATTTCCATAGACACGGTCAGACTGTCACCGTTACCAAGCGTGCGCGTTACACTCAAAGGAGCGGACGCTATTAGTTTACCGGAACCGTCAACTGTAGTAGCCAAAAACACGGTATTGGCCCCTGTCCAGGTTCCTCCCGCTGTGAATGTCACTGTCTTGGTCGTTACTTTGCGGTCGTTGGTCCCGGTTGTCGCTGACGTAAAATCAGTGTTATTTGAGGCCACCGTTTGCCGGGCATAACCAGTGCCAGAAACTTCAGTAAGCGACGCAAGAGTAGCACCTTCTGCCAATGAGGCATCAGTAGCCAAACCTATATAAAAATTCGTTGGGACACTCTGTTGTTCTGAAAACGCCACTTCAAGTAAAAACTGAAGCCCTGGCGTATGTAGTTCCGCTGCCATATTATCTCCTAAACGGGTTCTATATACGTTGTTGTAATGGTCTCGATTAACAACACAGGATGCGCACCGCCAATCGGCGTCGTGTACGCCTTGACAAACCCAGGTCTTTGACCACCTCTGGCCCGACCTTGTTCTACGTCATACGGGCGCACGTTTTTCAAGTGCGGGGACGTGGCCGGGGGTTGACGTTCGGACGCCAAACCGACATGCAGGCCCGCGAAGGGAAATGGAATTTCCAAAGTCGCACCTCAAAATGTGGGGCCGGGCAAGGGGAAGCAACCCGGCCCCTAAAACGGTTCACAGGGCGGGTTAAGCCACACTAACTGCGTCGAAGTCCGGGGTCGTTCTGGTCCCTTCATTAACGTACAAGATAGACGAACCAGCGGTAAGCGATTTGATGTAAAGACACCCAGGTGCATATACATCCGTTTCGGCCTCTAACACTGTGTGCGCAGCACTACCGTAACAAAGTAATACGCCGTCTTCCGTTGTGATAATCGGTCGTACAGAACTGGATGCTGCTGGCATCGGGATCATCGTTTCAAGTTTGAATCCTATATCACTCATTGTCTTTCTCCACTATTGACCAGGTTCGTAATTGTCTCGGCTGTTTGCCGACTTTAGTAAACATAAGACTACGGGTATCAGCCTCGTATGCCTTTGGTAATGCTTTTTGAACGTATCGTTCGATGGCCCCTGAAAACGCACCGGACGGGGCCTTGCCTTCAAAGTATTGTTCTCCCTCTGCCAGACACGCGGCCTTGACCACCTCATCGAACTTGACCCCGGCTGGATGCAAATTGTTTGCGGGTTGTACAAAGTACACACTATCAACAGTAGGATCAGAGGGACCACCAAGCCAATCAGCCACAGTAAACACGCCTGTTGACCCGGTGTAATCTGTCACTATAGCATAGGCCCCGCGTCCTGTTCCACCTATGATGTCAATACGCCAACCGTTGAAATAGTTATCGGGTTCGTCTCTTGAAGTATCCGCCACAGTCAAAGTTGACCCACCAGTAGCCACACCAGTCTCAAAATCAACGCCATTGAAAACCAGAATGTAAGGGAACTCAAGTATGTCAACCTGAACCGGGTCAGGGTATAACGCCAATTCGTACCTGCGTTTAGGCCCGAGAGAAGACGAAGTCGGTTCAAGTGAACGTATAGCGGCGAGATATGGATAACCAGTACCACCACTCGCCTGTTGTTGATTGCGGATGATGGCCTCGGATGTCCAACCGATAAACTGACTGTGGTTGGCATCTTTGTAATAACCTATCGGCCCGTTAATCTCTCCACCGAAGTTCTCCGGTAATGGATACCGGGCTATGTCACCACCTACTGTTTCGTATCGAGTTATGATATAGGTACTGGAAGCCGCAGGATGAACTCCGCCAGTATTACCGTTTGCATCTAACCAATCAACGACAGTAATTGTCCCAGTCACCGCAACGTAATCAGTGATTTGCGCGTAACTATACTGACCTGTTCCAGTCAGAATGTAAATCCAATATCCGTTTAAGTCGTCGTTTGTGTCATAGACAGACGCAAGTGCCAAATCCACCAATGTAGGTGTCGAGGGTAATGCAGGATCAGTCACTGAATCAACAATACCAGTTATCTCTAAACCTGATATATTAACCTGGAGTATCCGCCTACGCCACTGCCATCCCGAAGTCGGAGCGTCAGACTCGAACTGCCGTATGCCGTCGTTGATTACCTGTTTGATGTCTTCCAGGTCATCTTTGTTCACGGGGGGCATCGCCCGATCCGTCCCGTTCGTCCCCCTGTATGCTGTTCCCGCTTCCTTTGCAATCCTGGTTGCCAGTCCCAACACTGTCAACAAACTTGATGGTTCTGTCATCTTCTTGTTCCTCGAAATACTCCATGCAACATCCTTGAATCAACCGCATGTCATTGACCAGAGTTATATGATCTTGCCGGGACAATATAGGTTCAACTATTCTTGCCCGTCCCAGTAATGTGTCCACCCTGTTAATCGCTTCTTGTACTTGTTTCTTGTCGAACATTGTTTTCCCCTTTCGATAATAACAACCTCTGGGGGCATATACGCCCCCAGAGGCAACGAACACTTTAACCCTGCAACATGAACAGAGGACCGTTACCTTCCGCAGAACCAGTTACAGCGTAACCAGCAATCTGTGAAGATACGTAAGCGTTATCTTCCACTCCATTATCAATCGTATCAAGCGATCCGTCATGTCGCCAACAAGCACCGCGATTCTTTCCGGTGATGCCACTTTGGGGAGCCGCCCATGTAATACCCGCGCGCTGAACCCAAAAATACATACTCCCAGCAGTGACTTTAACCGCAGGAACGCCTGCCTTTGCCAAAGCAACATCTGTGCCGGTGCGAAGAGCCGCATACGGGTTCTGGTACGTCTCACACTTTGAAGTAGCAGCAACAACTGCCTCTGTAAGCGCGCCATCCAGATAGACAACAAAAGCCGCGCCAGAAGCGGCCGCAGCATTGCCAACTATACCTCTGAACTGAGTGTTGTTGGTGGAACCATCAAAGATACAGATGTAACCGCCAGCCAACTCATCCTCAGTCAAAGTGGCGTGGGTAGCAGCAGGAACCGTTACAGATACAACACCGACCGCAGCCGATACACCAAATGTGGTGATAGCTGTGTAACCGGTATACGTAAACTCACAACCTTGACCAGAGATACAAGCCGCAGACGACTTGGAGTACACAAACTCCCGGCCATCGGGCAATACAACTCTGTCACCGATGTTCCACTTTGTGTCTCTCACAGTGGAAACACGGTAAATAAAATCCCAAGCACCTCTGGAAACACTCTGAACGATTCCAGCCATGCCGAGATAATCGACTCTTTGAATTGACTTCATTTCTTTTCTCCTTTTACGTAATCTTGTGCAGAACAAAACCGCACTTGCGAATGTTCTCGACAAGAATGTTATGCGCGCCATCAATGAACGACGTGTAGGTAGTATGTTGCATCCTACCACCAACCATAGGGGGTGTAACTTTCATCCAATATCCGTCGTGAACAACTGGTTTAAAGTAGGCCAAGTCAATGGTGTAAAGGGGTGTGTAACTCGCACTATCCAACGTATCCAAGGGGAGAATAGGGGTGCGGTTGATACTCACCAAATCACCGTTGACTACCAGTAACCCACCAAGGGCTTCCTTACCAGTCGCTGTATGGTTGTCATCTTTCTTGTCCACCAGTTCCATGATGTCAAGTACCATACCAGTTCCAGCAATCGATACCATCTTTGCCTTACGTTCTTTCATCAAAGGAGTATCCAGGGTAATCGGTGGACGGAACCTGGTCTTGATACACGCCTGACGATATGCCTTGAGGAACGCATTGTTAATTGTAGTGTACGGGGCACACCAGTTGCGCCATTTTTCCTCAACAGCGGCGTCGATGCCAGCAATGACTGTACCAGTTGTACCATTGCCGTATGTAACGGTTGCGCCGTTAAACCCAGCCGAAGTATTGATAGTCCCAGCCGTATTAAGGACTCTCAGATAATAGGGTAGAGTAAACGGCGTTTTTTTATCCGTAGCAGACGCGGGAGCAGCAATCATCGTCTCTTCGATGAGGTCAGCGAGGTCGATAATCGACTTGTCCTTCCGTGTCTGAACGAGATTAACGTAACCTTTTTCCGAATTCTTCTGTTGAAGAATCTCGAACTCATCCCACGAAGCATTAGTACCGACCAACGCCCAATGCACTTCGATGGTATGAATACTGTCTCCGAACTTAGGCTCATCGGTATCAAACATTGAACGATACCGAGCATTACCGGAGGTGTCAAACGAAACCTTCCTTTGAATACTGGTCCCGCCGTCGACTTGGATATTCTTTTCCTGGAACAGAGAGGTCCAGAAATACTCATTGTGTTGCAGAGCATATTCCAATTCCTGATCGGGCAGGTCAGCCAGTGTCGTCGCAAGAAGGTCTGCAATATCTTCTGGTCTGTAACCCATAGTTTAACTCCCAAAAACTTTTTTGAGGCCAGCCTTGGCGTTCGTGTGAACCTCAGACTGAGTCTTGGCTTTACCCGTTTGGGATTTGGCCGGGTCTGTAGGTTCAAACGTAATGGCCTTAGCGCGCTTTACAGCTTTGGCCTTGATTTGTTTCCTTATAGTTTGCTCTCGCACGTCATCAGTGACGAGCAAATGAGCACGTTCAAATGCCTCTTCCAAAGGCATGTCCATTCCCTGTTGTTTCGCACCGAGTAGAATCAAGTTGGCCTGTTCAACAACACCCCAGCGTTTCTTAATCTGGGCCTGGGTCAAGTTGTCCCAGTTCTTTTCTCCCTTTACAACCTCGCCATATACTTCCTTGTATTCTACCACATCGGGACGAGCAAAGAAAGAATCAATCTGTTGGGATATAGCTGCATCTTCCTGAATCTGCGCTTGGGTGGCCTTATCATCAACTTTAGTACTGCCTTCTCGCAATACCCCAAGTTCTTTAGCCAATATCTGATTCTGTTCAACAACCTGTTTAAGTACCCCAACTATGGGATCGTTCTCATACTCCTTTTCCAGAGTGGTAAAGTCAATACCTTTGGGTTCTGGCTTTGACTCTGGTTTGGGTTCTGGTTTAGGTTCAGGTTTGCTGACCTGTGCCTTACCAAGTTCTGAGAACTTCTTTGACAGATTGTTGGTACTCTCAAGTGCTTTAACACAGGTCTTCTTAGCAAGGTCAGGGTTGGCCTGCGCCAATTCCTTTATTTCATCCTCTGACCATCCGAGATGTTTGGCCGCTCGGATTTCGGCCTGGGTCAGTTCACCTGCCGGTTTTGGTTCTGGTTCACCTGCCGGTTTCAGTTCTGGTTCAGGTTCGGGTTCCGGCTCAGGTTTTGACTGAGGGTCGGGTTCCGATTCTGACTTCGACTCAGGTTCCGGGGTAGGTTCTGGTTCCGGGGTAGGCTCATCACCAAACACTTTATCAAGGTTTATCCTTGACGCTTCCAATAATGCTTTTTCGGCCAACATTTTGTCGGCCTTGGCATCAACTACTTGTTCTTCTTGTGTGAGTTCTTCGCTCATATTCTTTATCCTTTATATAGTTGGCCGGTTTTACACACCGGGGTCAGTATGTCAGGATTTATTCCAATGTTCTTTAAGCGCTTTAATATATAAAAAGACATATATGGGGTTGAGGCAAAAATAGACCCACTCTCGGTAATACCATTCCAACGCGGCGTACACTGGCAAACTCACGAACATAACCAAATAACCCCATCGTTCGGTTCCCTTTCTTGTTAAGAGTTGCGCCGCCACCAGGGAACAAGTGATCGTCATTATCTGCAACAGTGTTCCCAGGTCCAGGGTCATCATTTTCCTTACCCATTATTTTTTCTTTCCTGCGGCAGCCATCTTCTGAAACGCGGCCTTGCCATATTTTTTGCGGCCTATAGAAGCCGCTACTGCACCAGGGTTCTTGACCCCGCCGAGTTTAGCAGCTTTCTCAACCGCTGCAAATCGCGCACCTTCACCTGGTTTGGTCATCTCAGCCGCACGTTTATATTGTTTACGCGCTGATTTACGTTCTGTTAATGTACTCATGCTATCCTCTGTTTTCCAAGATTATGTTTCCTCTGTTCTTTTTTATCAAATCCACAACTATTCGCATACTGTTCCTGTTGTCGTACACTGGTAAACCGCAACCGGCCATCAGGTAGTACGTCAATATCTGGAAACTTTATCTTATGTTCCATTGTCTGGTCCGGGTGTATGGCGAGTGATTCGCTGATGTGTTCATAGTCGCCACACACACTTGCATTACCAACCAAGTTCCAACGCATATCACATCCACATTGCGGACAGATATGAACCTTGCGCGTATCTATATCAGTAACTTCTATATTACAGTCGTCACACACAAAGGCATGGGTTATCATTGATTGTCTCCCAGCGTTTCTTAATTGGTAATCTCGATTTAGTCCGCGAATCAACGAAACTATGAAATACGAGCATCCTGTCTTGTTCGTCGAAGTCCAAACCAGGTTGACAAATACATGTAGGATCGAATGTATGTTGTATGAAGTCGTTTGTAGGGATTATGTTGACCATCAATAACCTCCCACTGTCATACCCTGGTTCATACTCTGTCCAATCGCCGCAGTTGACTGGACCTGTTGGTTGAACTCCTGACCGGGCATAGAAATAGGACGCGCCATCGCGTTACCTTTATTCTGGGTGGCCCCGGCTATGGACCCACCGCCGCCGGCCTTACCTGGATTCTGTGGGCCAAGTAACATCATTATTTCCATCTTCTGTTGCCATTCAGGATCATTGAACATATCCTCTACGATGTCTTGAATCCCCATTTCAAATGCGATCTGGTTCAGATACTTGGCTATGTTAAACTGTTGACCAATCTGCATCAGAACCATAGCAGTCTGGGCAGCACCTGGTATGATATTAGTGCAGAACTCAACAATACGTTTGGAACGTACCATCGGGTCCATTTTAGTCATTGACCGGGCCACGATCTTGAATGTATAATCAAGGAAGTCGCCCATACGTTGTTCGGGCGTGAGATTCAACTGTACTTCTTCACCGCCAGTACCCCTCTTAGTAAGCGGCAGTTCAATGAACGGATCGGTGTGCAGGTACCATGCTATCCGGCGTTGGACTTCAGCAGTCGAATCATACACTATATCCCGCATATCTTCGATACCAATAGAAGCGTTACCTTGAAGCGCTTGGACCGCTGTAGCTGTCGTACCTCTCCCGCCAGGCATACTTTGGCCAGATATGAGTTCTGGATTCCCTGCCATCATGTTATAGATAGTGTAGAGTTCCTGCATAAACCGTTCGTTCTTCTCATTCTGTCCTCCGAATGAGACTACGTTAATTCCTTTCGGGTCCATTGTAGAGACCCAGTCGCCGGTTACTGCTTCCTCAATCTGGCTGACTGTATCCACTTGGGCCGGATTGTATAATCCGACATCCTTTTGATTCTCGAACTGATTTATCATTTTGACAAAAACCCGATTGGCTATTTTGGCCAATTCATACCAAACTGAAACTGGGGGGACTGGGAACGGGTTTTCATCAACAGGTGGAGAAAACGACAAGAACACATAAGGCCCTTCTTTGGGGCCGTTGAACTCCATAATCTTGAGGAATTTGCCTTGGCGTTTCTGAGCCGGATCACCCATTATGACAATGGACTCGATTTCCGGCACGTACATCTGTACTATGTCAACCTCATCTTGAAGCTTGACCATAGCGCCCCTCGCCTCGGTCGAAGTCGTCATATCAGACAGAGACTTTTGTATATTGGTAGGAGACGAAGGTAATTGTTCGATAATATCGTGATCGAAACCGTCAGTATCTAACAGTATCTGGCGGGGAATAGTCACTCTATCCCACAAACATCTGGCTCTATTGATATGAGTACAGGTGGGATCAAAACCAAAGTTGCTTAGACTGACATTGCGAGCATAGACCTGACCGTTATCAACCATGATGTCGTCAAAATTGAGTAGTTCGCCTGTGGCTTTTATACCTACTCGCATGATACCCCACCCAAACAAGGCATTTGTTATCCAAGTTCGGAGTTCATCCTTGAGTTTTATCTGTCTGGCCGTTGTATCGAGACCGAGACCAAGGAGTTCCGCATACATTTTATATGTTTGAAACGAGGTAGTTACATGAGTAACGGGATTCTGCATGACCAGATTAGGCACATACGCGCGTATTGTGTTGAACACTAAATTCAACGGTTCACTACACTCTCCTTTTTCCATTTGATAATACATGGGAACATACGATTTGAACATTTGACGTGTCACTTTGGCGAATCGTTCGACTCGTTCAAACCCCAAAATCACAATCTGTTCAATCTGACTTGGTTCAATATGTTTGGTCATTATCAACAGACCCCGGAAAAGTCAAAAATGCGTTTTTTAGGAAACCCCAACTTCCCCTGCCGTCGTTTGTTTTTGATGTATTGCAAAAACCGATACCCGGCTGAATACACAGACGGACCACTTTTATCCGTTTTAACCTTGGGCATCTCTTTATCTTCAATCGTAAGAGCATCAGCCATAACTCTGTCACCATGTGTGCGTTTGGCTGTAGCACTTTCCTGCATCAACATAGCGGGGCCTACCCCGCCATTTTCAAAATGAATATAGGTTCTGGCTTCTTCCAGTGCTATTTTTGACCGGTTGATATACGTCCCGTCGGTTAAAGCCTTGTCGTATGCCGATAACAACATATACTTACTGTCACGACCTGTTTGGAACCCATACGTTTTGTTCTTAGTAGTAGTGATCTTATCAGTCGTCTCACCACGATAAAAATATGGGTACAGGCACTTCTTGACTATGATACGACCCAAATCCCAACCCGGTCCATTCTTTTCCCACTTAAGGAACGGCAATCGAAGCGGTTTGGCCCCGCCAATCCAAAGGGCAACAGCCAGCACTATCTGGGCGAAATCATACGGAGGGTATGTAGCGTCGGCCCACTCACCGACCTTCTCACCAGTCTCCTTACACTTGATTGAAATGACTGAGTTCGACGCGCCTTGACCCTTGCCGGTATCAATACCGAAGATGTATGATTTGGTTTGGTCCAACCTACCATCCTTCAACTCACACCAAATCTTGAGTGGGCCAAGTGCTTGTTCCCTGGCCAGGATCATACTAAGGTCTTTGTCCGCGATATAATGGGCAAGGTCTTCATAACCCAGATTCTTGCGCCACTTGATGTCCCATACTGACTTAGGTGGTCTGGCGTACATGGCCTCATGGTTGTCTATGTTATTCTGTACGAAGAATGACAAACCTGGTTCAGTGTCCTCTCTCAGGACTTCAGTGGCCATGTGTTTGGCCCCGCGTATTCTCTCCTCGGAATCAAACCAAGGTGAACGTATTTCCCATTTTCCATTCTTAGTCTGTTTAACGTACCGATTAGCGCCTTTATCAGGGTGTTCCCAAAATGGCATAACAAAAACCTTGATAGTACCATCGCTACGCCATTTATTATATTCACTACCTGGCACACTGGTTGAGTTAATGATACGTGCCAGACAAGAATCGCGCGAAGCCATACGCATTGCAGCACCATTCTGAGTGGCACCAAACTCGTCAAGCAAACCAACAAACCGCCTGTCACCCCTTGCTGCGTGTTTGGTTGTGGACTCACCATCAAGTGTAATACCAGTAATGGGATTATACCAGTGCAAGTGTTGTCGATTAACTTGACCAAGAAAACAACCTTCTGGTCGCATCCAACTGGGCAACCATTGATTGATATAGTCGTGTTTCTGGAACAACGCCTTCATGTTACCAGGTTTGTCCACGTAATCTTCATTACGGCTCATCTCAAGGAGTTCAGTGGTCTTGGGCCGGAATAACATCAACCAATGAATGTAGTCGATGCAACACCAACTCGCACCCATATCGCGGGCTTTATCAATCAAGACATCCTCACCTTTGGGGATGTTGGTCTCAAATATCGAAAGCAACTCATCCTGGATAGGCCACGTTATCATGGGTTGGTCAGGATACTTGGACTCAAGTCGTTTACCGTCAGGTCCAACATCGAACTGGTGATAAGTCATACAGAACGCATTGATGAAGAACAACTGAGATTCAGCACAAGCGGCTAACAAGTCCCGTTGCATACCTTCATCCTTCTCTGCCTTAGCCAATAGGTCCAAACGCCACGCCAAGTTGCGTTCCGAATGTTTGGGCACGACGATACCTGTTTTTGGGTCGGTCCACAAGTCTGGTGTGTTCGGAAACGGAGTTGGGAGTTCTGGTTTGGTCATGGTTTGGTTATCGTCGGTCTCTGTACCGGTTTCAACCTCTCGTTGAGCCGTTTGCTTATACTGCCGTCGAACCGCCCAGCCTTTTTGTTACCAGGGACTTCAGGTTGAATCTCAACTGCTGGTTTGCCTTCTGTGAACTCACGTATTGTCTTGGCTACAGTTGGGTTGGGGTTGTGGTACACCTGAACCATATTGCCATCAACCCCACGTTCCTCTGAGACCCCACCATTTGCCATAACATACATCTTGCGGGCGAGGGCCTCAGTCTTGGTACACGTATAGGGCCGTCCATCAAGTGTGATAGTCACTTGTTCCTCGCCGATTTCTTTCAGAAAATCACTAAGACTCTTAGCCAACTCGGAACCTCTTGCCTGTTCTGGCCTGTTTGACCTTGTTCACAAGTCTGTGTAACCCGGCCTTAGCCGCGCGTTCCGGCAACCCAACCGGGGATTGGCCCTCTACGAACTCAGCGGCCTTCTCCTTGGAGAGACCAGGGACTTTAACGTCACCCTGTGCTACGGCGTGCATGAAACGGAAATGTGCCTTACTTGTGGCTGGCACAATACACCTCCAACGCAACCAATATGTCACTAACTGGAACGCACAATGTAACACCACCACCTGGATTCGGACCCGCTACGCAAATACCTATAATACGTCCGTGTATGTCAAATAACGGTCCGCCACTGGAACCAGGTGCGGCCTCAGCGTCAGTCTGTATAAGGTGTTCCCAGTCATATATAGCGCGGTCAAAACCAGACACAATACCCTTAGTAACAGTATTGACCAACACTTGGTCATACGGACTGCCAACCAAATACACTGTGTCCAGCAAACTGGGCATCGTACCGAACTCAAGGTAAGGAAGCGCGCCATCAACACGTATGAACCCAACATCCGAATCCTCGGACCGCCATTGGTCCAATATCTCATACCGTTTACCTTGTATCTCTACATAAGTATCAGGATGACCGATACAATGTCCAGCTGTCAAAAGCAAGTCCGGACCTATGGCCACTACCGAACCCCATCCATTACCATCAGTAACAACCCCACACGAAGCCAAAGTATGTTGACCGAATGTGCCAGGATAAGTTGGTAACAGGGTTAAACTGGCTACTATCGCCAAAACTGTGACTACTATAGCTACCTCTACGACGCGCTTCATCGGTGTACCTCTTACTTGGCCGGGTCTTCGTCTGCGTTCTGTTTGATCTTCACCAGATACCCAACACCACTGTTGACATTGGTCTGATAGTGCAGGGACGTATAACCCTGGGGTATCTGTATCTCGACAGTCGCGTAAAGCGGACACACCCATCGGATGTTAGCGACTGTAGCGGTTGTAGCGAGACCAAACATGAACCCACCCGTCTTATAGGACGTGAACCTGTACCTGGCCCCGGCCACAACCGTGGCCTCGGCGTTAGCGTCTGCGGTGCCGTTTGTGAGTTGCAGGGCCGTCTGAGTGATGACTGGTTGGCCCTGGTTGGGGTGGGGACTGGTTTGGAATCCGCCGTTATCGTACATGTCAGGTTCTCCTGTAACCGAGTTGCCAGAGTAACCGCGCAAGGTCTCTGGCTGACCGGCCTATCTTGTCCTCTGTTGTAGTCGGGTACAGCGCGTGCATGGCCTCATGGCAGACTGTTTCAAGCCCCGCCCTGGTATCGAGGTCGCAACAAAGGACTATGGTTGGTATGGTACTGTGGATTGTATCGATTAGGCCGTTTATAGGGCCTGTGATGTCTATATTGTATTTGACGTTGTTAAGGGTTATAACCATTGTACCACTACAGTCGTCATACTCGTTATAGTCAAAGCCGGGCCGTCAACAAGTCGGACTGGCCCGGCTGATCGTGGGGGTATTATGCCCCATATAGCAAAGGAACATGTGTTCCTCCATTATACGTAGATTGGCTACTGTCCGGAGTCGAAATTTTTGATATGGTGGAGGGGGTCCAAGATGGGGGTTATAGGAGTCCCACGTCTGATAATCGGGGGTACTACCCCGGCATGGCCATTGCCCATCTCCAGACCAGCAACCACACACACAAGCAAGCAAAGACGCATGTCAAGAACAATCTGCTTATACATACAAGTTTTTTCTTGCATGTTAGTCAAGTATAGTGTATGCTATGTTCAAAGGCTTGCAACGCGCAGGCCATAACCAGAACCTATAACAGAAAGAGGTGAGACAATGATGAAGCAAAACGAACAACAAGCCATAGCCGACATGCCAAATAAGATCAGAGACGGCATGTTGAAGCTCCCAGAAGCGTTGTTTATGCTCAAAGTCATTATGACTACGGTGTTCGAGCGCGTTGAAGCAGGTCGTGCCAAACGCCTCGACGAGCAGAAATGATGCGCGGGTCATAAAGGAGACAAGACAATGACGCCTTATGAACAACAAGCTGTTGACAGTCTGCCAGGCAAGATCAGGGACGGCATACTAACAGGACCAGAAGCGATGCTGGTGCTCAAAGTGATCTTGGATACAGTGTGGGAGCGGTACGAAGCAGATCGTGCCTTGTAGGGCACTACAGAGCATATATGAAGACCGGCGCAGTATTGGCCGGGCTGTTTTATGCCCCAAGGGATCAGGTCGAATGGGGAGAAATGCCCCATTTTGTTCAGTTTTTGTGCGGGTGCCGGATGATTATAAGCCTTACTTATAGTCCAAATGCATTATAAGTAGGGCTTATACTGTCAAAAGATTATAAGTTGTGCTTATACTACAGCCAAAAAACCCTCATGGATGTCCGACATGTCCGCGTGTCCTACATGACGCGACATCATCCAATACCCTGTATAGAGCTTTCTTACTAAACTGGTTATATATACGATATATAAGCCAAAGGTATATAAGGCGTTTTCCAATTTAGTAGGGTTTTCGTAGGGGGGGATATAACTTTGTTTTCATACGTGTACGACACGACGGTCTAAAACTCAAATAACAGTCAATCCACACATAGTCACGCATAGTAGAGAATATATATGATTTTTCTCTTGTGTTCGATTTAAGAATGTGTTATACTTTCAATAATGGCAGGCAACGTGCTTGCTGTGAACCAGAACCTATAGTAAAGGAGCTGAACATGATTACAGTACAATGCAAGCGCAACGACATACAGATAACTGGTAAACTCGTTGCGGAATATCCGCTCGGCTGGTCAATTTTGACCAGTAGTGGTCTGGAGTGGATTGAGAAGCAATGGTATGTACTGGTCACAACCAATATCAAGTCATAACCAAACACTAAGAGGAGAATGAGACAATGTCAACAATGAGCGAATTAAACAGAGTTGAACGAGCTATACTTACAGAAGCTGAGGCAGCGGATTTGGGAATTAGCTTAACAAGTGATGCGTTGCCGCCATTGCGGGCGAAGCGTGACCAGTTGAAAGCGTTGTTGAAACAAGAAGACATTATGCTGTACGAATGGATATATGGGCCAGATACAGTGTACGAACTACAACCATAACCCATAGAGGAGGATTGAACATGTATCGTTGCGAAAAAATAACTCCAGAAAAGCTTGCGTTTAGATACTCGCACGACAACGGGCAGTTCCGAACATATTATATTGCAGCAGCGAAAACAAACATAAGCGCATTATCGGCGTTTAAGCGAACAAAAACAGGCAACTGCTACTTGGACATCCATAGCGGATTCGTAGATGTCCGCGATGTCAAAGACGCAAAAAAGTGGCTTTCAAACCACTGCTACAAGATAACACACTATGATGGTTCAACACACTGTATATTCGCTTGTACTGACGACCAGGGTTTTATTCAGGGTTTTAATAAAACCGATAAGACGTTACCGCAAATGCCCGTCAACCAAAGATAGCAGCTTGCAACGTGCTTGCCGAGAACCAGAACCTGTTTAGAATGAGGAGGATTGACAATGGAACCATATCGCGTGAGAACCCGATGGTTTTCTGAGCCGGAAGAAATATACGAGTTTGACAGTTTAGCCGAAGCTCGCGCGTGCGTGGCTTGGGCTGAGCACAGAGGGTTATGGTGGGCCCTGGAGCGCTGTTCCCCGAACTCCCCGATGTTCGATATAGTCTGGAGTTAACCATCCTTCTCTTGAAGCCTTGGCCAACAAGGCCAGGGCTTTTTTATTGACTGAAATAGTAGCCATTCCACGTATAATAGAGAGACAACATAATCCAATATATAACGAAAGGAACAACTAATGGCAAGTAAAACAAAACGGACAGCTCTAATCACGCAAAACTTTCGGTGCGCTTTTTGCGACAACCAGCTTGATTGCAAGAACATTCCGTGCTACCACGCCGAATCCAATACGTGCATGTGTCGCAAATGTATTCTCTTGGTGTCTAATCTCATGGGCGCAGTCAATCGTATGGGTAGTTTCCAAGCTGTGGCGCGACGTTGGAACAAGTTTACGCATATCAACGACCAAGCCACAAACGAGCTTGCAGACAGCGCACAGCAAGCGCTTGAGGCATATCGGGCAGAGGATAAGGCCGGCGAGGACGAAAGCCGGTAACGGTCAATGACTAAACAAATCTATGCCCAGGCCAAGGCAAAGTAGAAAGAGGTGAACAATGACGCCCGAGAAAGAACAACTATACGCCAAATACTGCGCCCTTCCGTCTGATCTACAACCTGGTTTTATGCAGGAGCACGGCTTGGAGTACGGCGCAGAAATGTGGGCTGCTACAGAACAACATAAGAAACACTACAACATTAAGGGCGGCAAAAAACAGCAGCGCCATAAGATACTTGAAGGCCAAAATGGGGAGTGTGCTCTTTGCGAAGAACTTATGCCGCACAGCTCACGGATATATCTTGATCGACAAATGGCTAAGATATTCTGTCCAGCTTGTTTCTTAATGATAAACAAGCTCCGCAAATCAGTATCCAATGGGATCACAGCCGAGCGCCTTGCCCCGTTTGTGCCTGGCTTATACCCAGCGTTAGGCCCTGCGCCCATGGCGGTAGCACCAGTCCCAGCCGCGCCAGACCAAGCCCCAGATACCTAATAATTTTTTTTGCTTGGCCGGTTTTTTTGTTGACATAGCGAATCGAATATGGTATGATTTGAACATGGGCAAGTATAGAACATACTTTGCAACATTGGGGCTCAGCGAATTGCGGCGGAGACAACAGTTGACCGCTATGCAAATCGTAGTAGCGGCCAGAAGAAAGAACGAAAAAGCGTTGATCCAGCTGGAGCGCATTGATTTGCTCTTGGCCGGTGTCGTGATGAAAAAGTTTTGTAGTTAAAGAAAGTGAGGGTACGATGGAACATTTTTTTGGAGAATTTAACCGAAGCGGGTATTCGATTTATCAAAAAGATGCACCGCAATTGGACGCAATATATCAAGCGGGAAATTGCAAATACGATAGTTCCCAATGTCTGCCGATAGGATCGAGCGGGTCGCTGGACATTGCAACTATAGAGGAGTTTTGTAACAGCACGGGCAAAGCGCTTGCAGACGAGCGTAGCGGTGTTTGGGACGGAGCTGGGCAAATTGACGATTATAAGTATAACGATTATGACGCCGAAGCTTGGAAGTTGATTCGCAAATACGAGACGGGGATTGAACGTGAAAAGTAATGTTACGTTTTGGGATTTAATAAAATTGGCAATGCTGGTATATGCGGCATTGTGCTGAAAGGATGAGAAAATGGGCATTGTAATAACTGAACAAGTGGAATTGCCGGTTGTGAAAGTTAACAACCTCCACTCAGGACGTAGCGGTCGTCGTATCGCTAACCAATTTGAAATTGTGACTGACGACGGAAAGTACTTTCAAAGCTACAATACATTGATCGTTGCTATCGTGGCTGGTCGAACATACCTTGATCCGGACTGGGACTATTCGCGCACAACCAGTAGATACCGGGCGATTTTTCTCGGAGAAACTACAAAAGAAACGAAGCGCAAAATCAAAGATGGGGTGTATGTTGTTCGGGATTTGAATGGCTAATCATAACCCTCTCAATACCGGGCTGTGGCGTTGGCCGAAGTGAGACCAAGCCCAACAGCCCGGACTTGTGAGGATTATCAGAAACAAGGGTTAATAGGTGGAGATTGACAAAATGAGAACGTACACAATAACAAGAACAGTCTATGAGTTTGATGAATTGTCGGAAGGGGCAAAACAAAAAGCTCTGGAACAGTTGTCCGACGTGAATGTTGATTACAACTGGTGGGAGTTCGTCTATGAAGACGCAGCCAACATCGGGTTGAAGATCGCAGAATTTAATTTAAGGCAAAATCAGGTGTGCATAGGTCAATGGACACGGGACGCAATAGATGTTGCTGAAGCAATTATCAAGAACCACGGCGAAAGTTGCGAGACGTGTGTGGATGCGCGGGGCTTCATACATGACTATGCAAGGGCTCAAAGGGAGTATGAGCACGCCCCAAAAGACGCGGATAAGTGCGAGCGTGCTGATTTTGAATACACAGACGACGCTGAGGAATTATCCGAAAAATTTCAACAGACAATTCTTGAGGACTACCAGACAATACTTCAAACAGAGTATGACTACTTGACAAGTGAAGAAGCCATAATCGAGACGATCAGAGCAAATGAATATGAGTTTACCGCTAAAGGTCAACTTGATATAGGTGTGTGAGGAAACCCGAACCAATTATTTACGTTTGCAGGAGAAATTATGAAAGACAAAGAAAAGACTAAAACAGTATTCCGAATATGGCCGAATGGAGACGTAATTGCTCTGTTCCCACAAATCCCGTATGATGATATACATGGGTATCTTTGTTTGTCGTATCTACAGGTCGGTCAACATGGGGCAGCGAATGAACTGATTGTGGTCAGACAGACACGACTTGCAAAGCCTAAAGAATATAGACCGTTATTGAAAGAATTACAACAGTTAGGATATAGGCCGACCGTTGCAAAACGATGCACGGGGAAAGACTTTGAAATTCGTCGTGCAGAATGACAACTCCCCACCATATCCGCGTTCAATTTTTTGACAAACAAGACCGGCGTTGCCCGGCCTGCGATACCGAGATAAGTTGGAGGCGCTCGCTCTGTTTTGATCCTGCGTCTGGTCTGGTGTTATGTCGCCGATGCAGGAATCTGGTGTCACAAGTGCGAAAATGGGGCCATATTGTGGAGCGGGCAATAAAAATTGCGCGCAGTGGTAACGATTGTAGGGGTAGTATGGACTGGGTGCGAAAAAACTTGCCAAAAATGTGACTCAAAAAGTAGCCAATCTACGTATAATGGAGATTGCAATGGAACAACGAATAATCACCGAGCAAGAAGAACAAGCCATACGGTTGTGTCACCATGAGTTTAAGGGATTCCCTATAGATGATACAGCTGGTATAATGGGCATAACCGTCAAAGAAGTCAAGGCCCTACTCAGGTCAACTAAACGCAAGGCTCCGCAGATGTTCCCCATACTTGACCCCAGGCAAAGGGCTGTTTTGGCATTGTATGACCAGCATGTGAGCCGGGCTGTAATGTGCACGTCGTTGGGCATCACGCTTGCTTCGCTCAAAAAAGAGGTAGAGCTTTTGCGCAAGCATGGGTTTTTGTTCAGTATGACTGCTGAGAGATATGACCCGATTGCGCATGATGCGTTAGTGAGAGAGAAATTTTGACAATTCCACGAGACGGCGGCGGCGCAGTTGACCCGATGCGCTGGTAAGCAAGATTCAGGTCCAGATGATGGTCAAGCTGGGAGACCGGAAAAGCGCAACCAGCACTTGCCCGCGTTTTATTTTGGTAAGGATAGGTTCTAATGTATAATTGGAATCAATCAATAAAGTACGTCAAGGGCATAGGACCAGCCCGCGCCAAAGAACTTGAAAGAATGGGTATCGAGACAATAGGCAACTTGCTTGAGTATCAACCGCTTCACTATATCTACCCAGGTACTACCAGTATTGCAGACACTAAAGAAGGGTACGTTGTTGTCTGGGCCAAGATAATGAGACTTAGTCGTTTGCCAACGCGCGTGCCTATAGTCGAAGCACTTTTGAATGACGGGACTGGCCAATGTAAAGCTGTTTGGTACAACCAACAGTTTGTTGTTCAGCACCTTCAACCGGGTATGGTGGTGACGTTTTGGGGCAAATTTCATAATGGCGCGCTTCAACAACCGCGCTTCACCACTACTCAGCCAAATTGGTCTGATATTGCGGGCGGGTTTTATGGGGTACACAATGAAACGATCCGGGCGGCGCTCAAGGAGGTTTTGGCTAACGTGGAGTTGCCGCCTATGGTAGATGGGTTTGACAGGGCTATGGTGTTTGATGCGCTTCACTTCCCTGTGTCAAAAGAGAGCCAGCAACAGGCTTTGACTCGTCTCAAGTTTGACGAGGCATTGTGTTATCAACTTGCTATGGCTGAACGACGGAAGAGTCGTCAAAGTCAACTTTCACAGCCAGTAACGTGGGGTTTGGACATCGACAGAAAGATAAAATCCTATTTTCCATATTCTTTTACTCAAGAACAGGAGCAAGCTGTAAAGGATATTAGGCGCGATCTTGCAAGCGGGAAGCCGATGCAAAGATTGCTTCATGGCGAGGTTGGTTCTGGAAAAACAGCGGTCGTATTTTATACAGCGATTGGTTGCGCACTTCAAGGCTATCGGGCGGTAATTCTGGCCCCTACGTCTATCTTAGCCCAGCAACATTTTGATACTCTCAAAAACATGGAGTGGTCTGATTTACAACTAACAACTAAAAGCGGGCAAGATAATGGAGCGCTAATTACTGTTGGCACACACGCAATTCTAAACGATGAATCAATACTTTCTTCCGCTGTTTTGGTTTGTGTTGACGAAGTACAAAAATTTGGAGTGATCCAAAAATCTAAGATACGCAAATCCTCTCACCTCCTCCTCGTATCGGCGACTCCAATACCCCGCACCCTCGCAGCCTCCGTTTTTGCGGACTTGGAGATTTCCGAAATCAGAGAGCAACCTGTTGCGCGTGGTCCGGTGATTACGCGCCAGGTTCTTTCTGAAAAACGAGAAGCAATGTACGAAATTGTTGAGAGGGAATTGGCCAAAGGCAGACAAGCTTATGTTATCTATCCCCGCATAGGAGATGACGAACAGGAACAATCAGCGGTCAATGGTTATGGCATAATTTGCCAGAGGTTCCGCGATTATTGTATAGTCCTACTTACTGGAAAATCAAAGGATAAAACTGCTATTATCCAGCGATTTTTGAAGGGGGACATTGATATTCTGGTTAGCACGATCATAGCCGAAGTTGGTCTTGATTGCAGTAATGCTACGGTAATGATCGTTGAAGGAGCCGACCGCTTCGGGTTGTCGCAACTTCATCAGTTACGCGGACGGATATGCCGCGCCAAAGGTACAGCATATTATTTTCTTATGGCTGAGACTGCAAACCAAGATTCCATAGCCCGGCTTGAGGTTATTGAACAGTGCAACGATGGCTTTGAAATAGCTGAACATGACCTTCGGTTACGTGGCCCAGGTGAACTGTTTAGCGTTCGCCAACATGGGCTGCCTGATTTGAAGTTTGCGAGTTTGGTAAACGACTATGATTTGATTCTGGAAGCGCGCAAGATAACCCAAGCCGGACAAGCGGGGAGTGGGGTTGAAGAAATGATGCGAATCAAGTACGGTAACAACCTTAGTTTAGGAGGTGTGAGATGAGTTTTAAGATAGTTACGAATATATTCCCGGACGCAAAACTGAGCGAGTGGCACGAACATTCCAATGGAGGAGGATGGGTACAAGACACTGCTTATGTAGCGGATTCAGCACTGGTCTATGGTGAAGCAATGGTCTATGACAAAGCACGGGTCTATGGTGAAGCAGTGGTCTGTGGCAAAGCACTGGTCTATGGTGAAGCACGGGTCTATGGCAAAGCACTGGTCTATGGTGAAGCACGGGTCTGTGGTGAAGCGCGGGTCTATGGTGAAGCGCGGGTCTATGGTGAAGCGCGGGTCTATGGCAAAGCACTGGTCTGTGGTGAAGCGCGGGTCTGCGGCGAAGCATGGGCCTGTGGTGAAGCGCGGGTCTGCGGCGAAGCATGGGCCTGTGGTGAAGCGCAAGTAAAAGAAGAACCCTCAATATCACTGGTTCTCAACCCAACGGTGATGGCTATTCGAGAGTTTGCTACAGGAGCCACGCGCGATACGGTCCAGGGCAAATTGGACTATGTCAAAGCGTTGTCACCCATTGTCTTACGTCGGTACGTACAATATCTTGACAAACATAGGCTACAGTCTGATGGCAATTATCGAGAGTTCGACAATTGGAAGAAAGGGATTCCCCAAGAGACATACCATAGTAGCAATGGGCGGCACTTCATGGACGCTTGGTTATTGACAGAGGGTTATGTTGCTGAGGATAATCATGGCCCAGTTGAAATCGAGGATGTTTTATGCGCCCAGTTGTTCAATATCATGGGGCGGTTACATGAAATACTCAAGGATAAAGTGAAACAAATTGAACCTGTTGACCGTACTAAACTGATTCCAGGAGGATATTGATGTTACGGACAATCTTTATGGTGGTTATGGTACTATCTTTTTTCGGACTTGGGATGTGCGATTGCTTAACCCGGAATTGGAGAACTGGAATAACTTCGATCCTGTTGGGGATTGTTCAGTTATTGATTTTTGGGAGGCCGATGAGATGAGCGCAACAGAAGGGTTTGCTTTATGGGGCTTAGTTTGTATTTTTCTCGTACCTTTATTAGTTGCAATCGCAATTTTTGGAGATAAACAATGAGAGTTTTTCTCGATATGGACGGGGTGTTGGTTAATTTCAATAAAGGCACGTTCGAGGCATTTGGGTTGAACTATGATTATCATCACCCGGCATTGAATGAATGGTGTTATTACAAGTATTTTGGGATTAGCTTTGAGAAATTTAACGCCGTTTGTGACATAAATTTTTGGGCTAACCTCGAATGGATGCACGATGGTAAGCAAATTCTCGACGAAATAGCATCGAGGTTTGGTAACATATATCTTCTTACAACCCCAATGCCCCATCCAGGATCAGGAACAGGTAAGATATTGTGGATAGAAAAACACTTGCCCCGATATGCCAAACGAACTATCATTACGCAAGCTTCCAAGCACATTTTAGCCGGACCTGATTGTCTCCTAATCGACGACAAAGACGAAAACGTATCTGAGTTTGTGGCTGCTGGAGGAATGGGAATACTGGTCCCTCGCCCTTGGAATGAATTACGTAGTTGGGCAGATGATACACTTGAGGTTGTTAAGAACAATTTGGAGAAATGTTAATGCCTACGCCTAAACTACAAAATACTACGCGGCGATTGATTGAAATGGCCCTTTTGAAAGGGGAATCCAGACGTAAAATCGCAAAGGACTGTGAGGTATCAGAAGGAACTGTAGCCAATGTTCGGGCCACGCTAACTTTGCCGGAGGATACTACTGCTGAATATCACAGACGAGAAAGTCAAGAGGTAGCGGCCAAGTACAAGGTTGCATTGGTAGAGATAGACAAACTCAACAAGGAATTGTCTCTTTTCACAACGGTATCAGATTGGTCACGGAATTTCCAACCAGTAGTAATCCAACCCAAACACGGAGGCAAAGGTGAGGCTACAGCTATGATCGGTATAGGTGACTGGCACTATGAGGAACAAGTTACTGCTGTAGAAGTGAACGGAGTAAATGAATTTAATCTGGATATAGCCCGGCGGAGAACGGTCAGGTTATTCCAGAGCGCAGCAAGCCTTGTTGATATGTGCCGATCAAGGAGCAAGATAGACACAGTTATCGTAATGCTCCTGGGAGATATGATTAACAACTGGATACATGATGAATATGTAGCCACAAACAATTTGACTCCCCCGCAAGCTGTTCTTCGTGTATTCGAGGATTTGGTATCTGGACTGGATTTCCTGGCTAAAGAGACGAAAGCCAAAGAGATAATTGTGCCTTGTGTATGCGGAAATCACGGGCGAATCACTAAGAAAATCATGTCCAAAAAACGGGTAGAGACTAATCTGGACTGGTTGATATATCAACTCGTGGCCCGGTGGTTTGAGGCTCGCGGCAACAAACAGATTCGATTTCTCCTACCCCAGGGGGATATGACATATCTGAAAGTGTACCAATATGTTATCCGTCTTGCTCATGGGGATAATATCCGATACTCAGGTGGCGTAGGTGGGGTCCATATTCCGTTACGGAAGGCAATTGACAACTGGAATACATCGACACGGGCTGATTTGAATTACTTCGGGCACTACCATACAGACCTAACAGGGGAGGACTACCGGATGGTAGGATCGCTTATAGGATTCAACGAATACTCAATCAAGATCAAGGCGCGGTTCCAACGACCGTCTCAGGCGTTCGAGATTATCCACCCCCGTTACGGGGCAACAGCAAGGTTCCCGATTATTTTGGAGTGACGTTCAATGTCTGGTCTAATCCCAGTACGCCGCCCTATAACTGGTCTTACAGCCGGCAACGCAGCTCAGGTTATGTTTAACCGTTTGGTGGCTGAATGGGGGCTTGTCAACGCTGAACAGATAGGAATAGCGCTCACCGCCAAGTTGAAGACCGAAACTGATAGGAGGAAGAAACTATAATGGGCCTTGGAAAATATCGTAACGAGCCGTGCCCGTGTAAATCGGGTAAGAAATTCAAATTGTGTTGCTTAACCAAACACAACCAGGCTCAGGCCCAACTCGAAACGCCGTTAACGAAATCGTTGGCTGAGAAAGAAGTTGGATATTGGAAACAGCGATATGACAGGATGACAAAAACCAATGTCTGATTATCGGTCTATCCTTGAACAAGCTGGTTATCCTAAAGACATCTTGGTGGTCGATTTTGAGACGTACTTTGATAACGAATACAGTCTGTCCAAAATGTCCACGATAGAGTACATAAACGATCCTCGGTTTGAGTTGACAGGTGTTGGTTGGATGTGGCCTGATTCAGATGAGGTTTACTTTGAAGGTGGGGTGAAACAAGTTATAGAAGCCGTCGGTGCTATGGAAGTAAACTGGATTGATGATGCAACTTGGCTAATCCAAAATGCCCGGTTTGACATTACCATCCTACAAGAAAAATTTGGTATCATTCCAAAATACATTATAGACCTCAAAGACTTGGCCTCTCATTATGATTCTCGAATGTCCCACAGACTCAAAGATATGGCCAAGGAGTTCAACTTAAAACCCAAAGGCGAGACCATGAATTTCAAGGGGCTACATTGGGTTACAATGACGCCGGAACAGCAACAAGCTTTGCGAGAATACGCTATCAATGACGTAGAACTTGAAACGGATTTGGCTAAAATCCTACTCCCCAAGTTGACCAATCCTGAAATTGAACTTCAACTTGCCCGGCATACGCTTGATCTTTGGTTACACAAACGATTTGTCATTGATACTGAAACCGCGCCTAAACTCAAAGTCCAAATGCGAACTAAGATAGCTAAAGTTGTACAAGATTCAGGCCACACTCCAAAAGAACTACGAAGCAAAAAATTCTCTCAATACCTCGATGACGTTTTGCCTGATGGCGAAAAAGTACCCATGAAAGAAGGCAAACGCGGCAACATCCCAGCCCTTTCCAAAACAGATGAAGCGTGTCAACAATTATTCGTACATCCGAAAAAAGAAGTGCGAGACCTTATAGTGGCAAGGCTTGCAGTAAAATCGTGGCCTACTCATATCAAACGCATAACAAGTTTGGTTGCTCAAGTTAAGGCCAACAACGGAACACTCAGAGTACCGCTTAATTACTATGGGGGCCACACTGGGCGCTGGTCTGGTGGAGAGGGTATTAACTTACAAAACATGGCGGGCGAGGGAAGAAGCGGCCAAGAAAACGACCCGTTAATGCAAGAAATTCATACTTTAATCAAACCCCCTGTTGGCTACGTAGTGTGTACAGTGGATTCAAAACAAATTGAAGCTCGGTTATTGGCTTGGCTTGCGGGTCAACAAGACCTACTTGACGGTTTCGCTAAAGGTGAGGATGTGTATTCACAATTTGCCACTGGATTGTTTCGGCATCCAGTACGTAGCCCTCGCAAGACTGACCCCAAGCCACTTTACATTATGTTGAAAATCAGGCGTGGGTTTGGAAAAGATACCATACTTGGTGCAGGTTATGGAATGGGCGCTACCCGATTCTATGATAATTGCCTCTCAAACCCAACGCTTCGCCCGTTGTTCGACTCTGGGCAATATGACTTTATGTTTGTCAAAAAACTCATTGACACATATCGTACCACGTACTCAAAAATACCTGAGTATTGGCGTGATGTAGAGTGCGCGTTTCGCCAATGTCTGCGATTCCCCCATCTTGAACCGAAAGTCGGTTGTACTAAGTTTTATTGCAAGGGAACAACTGTTCATATTCAACTTCCATCCGGGCGCGTACTCTATTATCGCCACGCCAAACTTGACAAAAAAAACTCTATCAAGTATCACGATGGGGCACTATGGGGCGGGTCGATCACCGAGAACATAGACCAAGCCATAGCCCGTGATTTACTTGGCTATTGGATATTGGAGTGCGAGAAAGTTGGCATACCTATTACTTTGCATATCCACGATGATACCCGCTCTATTCTACCCAAAGACCAGGCCGAGGAGATTGCCGAGCGGCAAGCCGCTATCATGCGGACAATCCCGGCTTGGGCTGAAGGGTTGCCAGTTGATACTGAGATTAAGATAGGAGAAACACTGTGACTAAACGCCAAAAACTGGACGAAGCCCATACAGCTTACCAAGCAACCAAGACAGGGGTTCGCCCGCAAGTCAAGGCCAAAGATGGGTCTATATCAACTCATCCTACTGTACCTGTTAAGGGGTTGCCGGAGGCCGGAGTTCTGGCTGAGTGCCGACAGTGGCTCAAACAACATCGCATCTTCCACGACCGCCACGATTGCGGAGCGGGAGACTTTGGACATGGTTTTGCTACATACGGGATCAAAGGTGCTGGAGACATTATAGGGATACTCTTCGATGGAAGGCACTTTGAGATCGAGACCAAAGCCGGGTTCGGAGGCAGACTTAGCGCAATCCAACAAAAGCGGATGGTTGACGTGCGGGAGGTTGGTGGGGTGTATCTGGTTGTACACGGGGTTGAAGAGCTTGTTGAGATGATGCAAGGGCTGGTATGATACAACGACCAAGACTACTAACACAGCGCCTGATATGCGGGGATTGTATCGAGGTCATGGTTGGGATGCCGGGCAACTCAGTTGACTTGGTGTTTGGTTCACCACCCTACGAAGACGCGCGCACGTATGGCATCGACTTCAATCTCAAGGGACAACAATGGGTTGATTGGATGGTAGAGGTGTTCCGTGCGTCAAGTCGCGTGTGCAAGGGACTGGTGGCGTTTGTGGTGCAAGGCAAGACCAGACAGTATAAATGGTCCTGCACTCCGGTGTTGCTTATGGCCGATTTACATAGAGTAGGGTTTAATCTACGCCGACCTGTTATCTTCCAACGATTTGGTGTGCCCGGTAGTGGCGGAAAAGAGTGGTTAAAGTGTAATCACGAGTATGTCATCTGTGTCACACCACCGGGGAAACTTCCGTGGTCGGATAACATTGCTTGTGGCCATGTCCCGGTATATGGTCCGGGGGGGCCTTGTTCTAATCGGAAAAAGGATGGGAGCCGCGTTAATCAATGGGGTGGAACAGGGAAACAAACAGATCGTCGTAAAGATGGGGAAACGGTAAATGTTGTAAAGCCTTCCCATGTTTATTTCGACCCAGTTAATTTACCAAAGGACTTTGTGCCCCCCAATTTATGTAATCCTGGAGATTATTTGGATATTCTTGATTGCGGAGTAACAGTTAATTGTGGGGCAATGGGCAAAGGTCACATGGGATCAAATTTTGCCCACGAGACAGATGCGCCGTTCCCCGAAAAATTGGCTGAGTTCTTTGTCAAGTCATTCTGTCCGCCGGGGGGAACTGTCCTTGACCCCTTCTTGGGGTCGGGCACGACGTGCGCTGAAGCTAAAAGGTTAGGCCGGGGATATATTGGGATTGACATTCGCCAAAGCCAGATAGAGTTGACTGAAAGAAGATTGAGGGAATAAACATGAGCATGAGAGCACTTGAGACAGCGATATTGGCTGAGGCCCGTATAATTACAGGACAAAAAGGACTTCGCATGAAAGATATACTGGAGTGGAGTACAGGTCACATAGAATTACGAGAGGAAGAAGAGACTTACCGTCTCCCGGACATCGGGGTTAATATCTCCATAAAACTCAAAAGAAAGGAAAAACCATGAAACCATACAGTGTTGAAATTGATGTAACTACACGATACACAATCGAAATCCACGCCAACAACGAGGAAAAAGCTCAGGAAATCGCAGAGAATATGGACCTCGATGAAATTGAATCTGATGCTAATTTCAAGGACTTACGATCAGCTGAAGTGACCAATGTAGAGGAGATAACTGATGACAATTAACTCAATACGCCTCAGCGCGACCAGTATCGGTTGTTTCAAAGATTGTCCGATGCGTTACTATTATCGTTATGGTCTGGGTCTCGTTCCAATTGAAGATACTGAGAGCCAACGCATGGGAACAAACTGGCATCGTATCCATGAAATAGCGGATATGAAACCGGGCGGGATGTGCGAATGTGCGCAACAACCAATGGCGTTACGACCCAACCCCAACTGTGTCCTCTGCCAAGGTTCAGGCCGGTTTCCAGATGACCCGATGGATGCTGTTGTGCGCCACCTTAATGAAACCTATTCCATGCCGCCCGTGTCCAAAACCATAGAGGAGTGGGAAACAGAACGTGTTAAACTCCTCTATTCCCTGGTAGGTTATCAGTGGTACTACAACGATGTAGGTTATCGAGTCGAACAACTTGAACAGAAATTCAACTTGCCGCTCCTGTCCCCGATTACAAGTCGTAAGCTCCAAGTTGAGTTAAACGGCAAGATCGACCGGGTGTTCTCAACCGGGGCCAATAGGTTTGTCCATGAATACAAAAGTACCAGCAAGAACGTGGACTCCGATTCGACCTATTGGGGTCACTTGACCCTTGATACTCAGACCCGGCTTTACACTTATGCGGCCAAGCAACTTGGTTTGGGGATGTGCGGTGTACTATATGATGTGTGGCACAAACCCCAGATTAGTCCGAAGAAGTTGACCCAGGCCGAGAGTAAGAAGTTCGTAGTTGATGGGCTGTATTGCGGGGAACAGTTCAAAGTTAGTTGTCCGCCGGATACTGACGGACTTGTAGTAAACGGTAAATTAACCTCAGTTGAACTCGGCGCAAAAGAAGGTACGCTCGCTATCCGCGAAACCCCGGAAATGTACGGGGCCAGGTTGCTCCAGGATATAACCCAACGCCCTGAGTTCTACTTCGCCCGGCGTGAGATAGTTCACCAGAGTAACGATCTTGAAACATTTGAGTGGGAACTATTCAACATCTATCACAGCATCCGGCAGATGGGCCTGCATAACAGGTGGTGGAGGAACGAAAACCAGTGCGAAAATACATACCGCTGTTCGTACATAGATTTTTGCTATAATCACTTGGACATTGGGCCAGATGTTGTGCCTGATAATTTCAAAAAGATAGGAGGTAGTAAATAATGTTTTGGAAACGCATCAAAAAATTGTGGTCTAAGAAACCGTTTGTTCCAGGAGATAGAATCCAGTGTCCTCACTGCAACAGTGTTTTTGTTATGGCAAAAACTGTAACAAGTTTTAAGCCAAGCCAGTTATCATTCAACGTGATCTGTGGGGGGATAGATAATGGCGCAAACAGTTAAAGACAAAATAAAGCATTTGGTAGAAATCGTTTGCCCTGAAATTGGTAAAAATTTGGTAGTAACAGATTCCACAGTAGATGGAATATATGAGATAAACTTATATTCTATAACTATGTTTGCCCATCATAAAGACGAACCGATAGAGATTATACCATCTCGATTAAAACGGGCATTACAAGAATCTGTTAATCTTCATCGACGACAAATATCTAAACTTAACAAGGGAGGAGGCAAATAATGGCATTACGACCACTACCACCTAAACAGGATTCACCAAGACCGGCAACAGCCAACAAACAGTTCGCTATTGAACAATGGGATGGCTCTAAGACTGGTGAAAAGATAATTCTCTACGGGGAGACCGGCATGGGTAAAACTACTCTTGCGTCAATGGCCCCCAATCCGGTTTTCATTGGCCTTGACGACGGCGGGCGCAAACTCCATCATCCCAAAACAGGGGAACTCCTGAGACATATACCAAGTGTCAACACATTTGAAGATGTGCGTGGGGCGCTTGGTGCGTGTCTTGACTTGGATTGCCAGACTGTAGTTGTTGATACTGGTACTCTTTTCCAACGCTTTGCGGAACAATTTGTTCTCAGAACTGTTATTGCAAGAAATGCAAAAGGCCAACCAGGATTAAAACCAGATCACATAGAGGATTATGGTTGGGGAAAAGGATATAAACATTTATGGGATGCGATGCGACTTCCTCTTTTGGATTTTGATAAATTGATCGAAGCCGGAAAGAACGTAATTGTAATTTGTCAGTTGATTTGTAATAAACATACTACTGATATTGGTCAAGAATACCTAAAAGAAGGCCCAGACTTGTATCACAGTGAAAAATGGTCCGTGTTAAAAATGTGGTGTCAGTGGGCCGACCATATTTTCAGAATACGCCACCAACAAACTATTGTTCCAGAAGGCAAAAAAAGAGCGTTAGGTGATTCTACCCACGTAATAGACACCAGGGGAGATAACGCTTTCTACGCTAAATCCCGGACTTTGGAAGAATCGATTATATCGTTTAGTACCAAGGATGACAACAGTTTATGGCAACTACTTTTTAAGGGGAACTAATATGAAGTTCAAAATTGATGACATAGTGGAGGTTATAGGAGCAAACAATCCAGATGAATACCCTCTTTCTGATGATTTTAAGAAAGGACATAGGGGTAAGGTGGTGGGATGTAACAGAGGGGACGATATATTCCCATACGAAGTCAAACGAAAAAACGGTATAGAAAGACGGTTCAACGTCAAAGAACTCAAACTAATCAGAAAGGGAACAAAATGAGTCTAATCAATCATACAGGGTTTTATCATGGTGTTATCACAGATGCGGGTCTTAGCCAATCGCCGGGCGGCTTCCCACAAGAAGAAATGGCCCTCAAAGCCCTTGAGGTCTATGACCCGGATAGCGGAAACTATCTTCCAACAGACCCAGAGGTTAACGAAATTAAAGCCTGGCTTGTCTTGATCGACAGTAAAGATCGTGGAACCCTGCACCTTCAACAACTCAAAAAAGTTATAGGATGGGACGGAGGTGACTTTATGGTTCTGCGCGAAATGAATATGACTGACACGCCTATAGCATTTCGGGTTGAAGAAAGCACCTTCAATGAAAACACAACACTCAAAGTAACGTGGATTGACACACTCGATGCAACACCGACCAGAACAGTCCAGAAACTCGACGCCAAAGACGTGCAAGCCCTTCAAGCCAGATACGCCCAAGTCCTGGCCAGTACTAAGGTAGCGGCCAAGCCAGTATCAGCCAAGACTGTTAGTGTTCCTACTCCTGTTCCCGCTCCCATGCCTGCATCAGAGACACCCAAGGCCCCGGATAAACCCAAGGTAGGCAGACCACCCAAGGGTACACCCAAGTTGCCCAAGGCCACTGTTGTGGGTAGGTGCTCGGCTGATGATGCTTACACTGCCTGTTACAGTTTGAAGCGGGATGACGTAACAGATGATGCGCTTAATGAAGCATGGCTCAAGGCAGTAGTTGCGGTTAACGAGGACGAGTCCAAGATCACCGAGGAACAGTGGTATCAGGTCAAGGAAATTGTGCTACGGCAGACAAGCAAGGTCTAAGGGGTGGTATAGATGCCAGTTACACTATGCAGCCATAAGTATGGCGTGGTTTTTGCCCAGACTAAGGACTCAAGAACAAGAATTGTTAATCGGGAGTCTGAGATTGGGTATCAGAAAGAACAGATGTTTAAGTATCCGCATCTCCCTGAGACATTGTGGGTGTTCAATTACTGTCCCGATTGTGGGAAAAAACTAACGTAACTTTTAGGACAACACGTTGGGTATAGCCTCGCCCAAGTTGACGGGCGGGGCTTTTAGGGGATTGAGTATGACACTACAACGACCGAGACTCGCTTGATGCAAAACCTCCACAACACTTACGTTCAAAATCTGGCCCAGTTTCCAGTCTTCTACAGTGTACTCTCAGAACAACTTGGCGTATCTGTGACCTCACTCCACACTGTAGAGGTTGGTCTGCTCCCCTGTGATGGCTACGGTCATTGGGCGTGGACGTTCCCTGAGCGCAACAGTAAGGGGGTTGTAGTTGGGATAACCAAACGCTATCCCAACGGCAAGAAAATGGCCATAACCGGTTCTAAACGTGGGTTGATATACGCCAAGAACCAAACCCACACAACCAGATATGAACAACGAAATTGGGTTAGGGTATCACCCGATTATCCATGCCCTGTTTGTAACAAGTCAGATGGGTGCATGTATCCCAACGGGGAATACGAGAATCCCAACGCTGTAGTCTGTGTTCATGTGTCAGAGGGGTCAGACCGGCCCTTATCTGAGGACGCCCCTGGTTTTCTCCACATCCTTGATCCAGTCAGACAACGGCGGGTTTCTCTTTTACTCCCATCAGAACATCCGATCCTGGTTGTAGAGGGGGCTTCTGATGTCTGTGCAGCCTTTGACCTTGGTTTTACCGCAGTTGGCAGACCGTCGGCCTTGGGCGGGGGTAAAGACCTTACAGACCTTTTGGGCGGATGCGACTGTATTATTGTGGGAGAAAACGACGCCGGGGCCGGGCGTAGGGGCATGGAAACTACATTCACCTTACTCAAGGATGCGCGTGTAAGTTGTTCCAAAGTGATGCCCCCGGATGGTATCAAAGACCTACGACAGTGGAAACAAACGGGATTGACCCAAACTGAGTTGTTGGATTACATAGAAAAAACCAAAGAAACCACCCTCGGGTCAAGTACGTTTGAAGATAACGCAGGGCCGACCATAGCAAAAGCGTGGTTGCGAACCAAAACAGTAGACGGGAAACTGCATTTCCGAATTTTTCACAAGGGTTTTGTGGAGTTTAGCGGAAAGTGTTACGAACAACTTGATGATCTGTCAGTACGAGGTGACATTTATAAATACCTTGAAGACAAAGATTACACTACTGATGAAGGTGTGATTAAGAAGTACAAACCGAGTAAGACAAAGGTAAACGATGTCATAGATGCTTGTAGCGCCATCTGCCCCATCAAAAGACCTTGGCCGGTCTGGTTAGATGACAGGGACGGGCCTGACCCGGTTCGTCTTGTGGTTTTCAAAAATGGTATCCTTGACATCAACGACTACATCAAAGGCAAGGTCACATTATACAACCCAACACCGGATTTGTTTACGTTTAACGTCTTGCCATATAACTTCGATGAGTCAGTAGAATCAAGACTTTGGAACAGTGTGTTGCCTGACATAGTGGAAGGGGATGATGAACGGGTGCGGTTCTTTAGCCAGTGGTTCGGCTACAATATCGTACCAGATATGTCCCAGGAAAAATTTCTGTTGATGAAAGGCCCACCCGGTTCAGGCAAGAGCACCGTTCTCCGTACCATGACCTCGATGTTGGGGCGAAACAACTGGGCCACTACAGACTTTGATTCACTGTCATACCGTTTCGGGTTTGAGTCTTTGATGGGCAAATTGGCTGCTGTGATAGGTGATGAAACCGCCATGCAACGGGGTCAGGAGAATGTAGTTTTGAAGCGCATACTCAATATCGTTGGTCGTGACCCCATAAACATCCAAGTGAAGTTCAAGGATAGTATGCCGGATATTCACCTCCGTTGTAGGTTTACGTTCGCCATGAACGACTATCCAGCGTTCAAAGACCCGGACCAAGCCCTAAAGCGGCGTATCATTATCATGCCGTTCAACAAGACGTTTGTAGATAATCCTGATACTTCGCTTAAAGACCAACTTGATATTGAAGCCTCACAAGGCAAACTAATCAATTTTGCCTTACGCGGCCTCAAAGACCTTTATACCAACAATGAGTTTGCCATACCGTCAATATCGCAACGCCACCATCAGGCATTTCTTGAGTTTGTGTCTCCTATGGTAGAGTTCGCCAAACAATGTATCATAGTTGACCCCGCTTATGGTGAACCAGTTGATTATCTTTACGCTGTGTGGAAATGGTGGATCACCCGTGAGGGCCGGAACGTGTGTCTAAAGGGTACGTTCGTTCGCAATTTGTGTACATATATGAACGCTGTACACATCCGAGAGAATGAGACCGATAACAGTCAAAGAGTTATCATGGGTGTTAAGATAAACAAGTGGGCCAAAGAAGGTCAAGCCAAGGGGGTATGATATGAGAGTTCTTGTCGCGTGTGAATTTAGTGGTCGAGTTCGGGAAGCATTTGCCAGAAAGGGGCATGACGCGTGGAGTTGTGACTTGCTCCCAACTGAGATACCAGGGCAACACATACAGGGGGATGTGTTGAGTATTTTAGAAGATAGGTGGGATTTGATGATAGCTCATCCGCCATGTACTTATTTGAGTTATGCAGGTATTCGACATTGGAACGCCCTTGGCAGAAAAGAAAAACGGGAAGAAGCTATGCAATTTTTTATGGCCTTATATAACACTCCGATTGGAAAAATATGTATGGAGAATCCTGTTGGTTATCCAAACACTATTTTAAGAAAACCGGATCAAATAATCCACCCATACTATTTCGGAGATTCTGTACAGAAACGTACTTGTTTGTGGTTAAAAAACCTTCCAGTTTTGAATTATAGTGAGACCATTTTGCCAAAACCAGAACCGCTTTATATTCGTAAAGGGAAAAAACACAATGGAAAAAAGATACATTGGGTAGAAGGAATCAAAGGGTCCGGCGAAAAACGAGCCAAAGAACGGAGCAAGACATTTCAAGGTATAGCCGATGCAATGGCGGAACAGTGGGGATAACATGCCAGAACGAATCTTAATCCATCACACAATAGACCCGGAGACGGGTGAACCGTCAAAGGACTATTATACTCAAATTCCAATCCAAGAAGGAGTCGAATTTGATGTTCAATATGGCCTTTGTTTACTCAAATTTAAGATGGTCGAACATTGGATAACCGATGAACGACATGCCCTTGTAGAACTTATTAGTGTAACCAAACAACCTACATCGTGTGGGTTGATACCCAAAAGACCAATAACAGGAGAACAAAAATGAGACGAGTATTGTTGATAGTGTTGTTTACGATCAGTTTGTTCTGTACCAGTTGCCACCAGGATGAAACTGGTAAATGGCGACTTGACCCATTCGCCGCTGACAGGATAGAAGGGACCGCTGATACAACCGCAGGAGTGTTCAGTCTTTTGTCCCTATTCATTCCAGGCGCAGCCGGGGTTGCTGGTATAGCCGCAGGTATAGCCGCAACATTTAAGAAAATGAAACCTGGGTTGACCAAATACAAGAACACCTCCCAACATATTGTAACATCCGTCGAAAGAATCAAGAAGAACCAACCTGAACTTTGGGCCAGGATTAAAGACGAGTTCAAACAAGGGACCAATACAGACATCGAAACTGTGATCGGCCAAATCGTAACAATACAAAAAGCGCAGGAGAAAAACACATGAGGCCAACAAAAGAACAAATAGAACAAGAAATTGAAAGACTTGAAGACCTTAAGTTAAATGTAAGCCATTATTCAACTTTTGGCGACGATAACCGCGCGCAGATAGCAGCGCAAATAGAAGTGCTTGTTGAGGGTTTGAGTAGTGATGACATCGCTGATAGATATATTGATGAAATTTATGAAGCTGCCATTAGTGCATGGGATTGGCTCGAAAACGCACACGACGATGATACACTTTCACAAGATTGGGAAGCATTAAGAGAATGACCCACATCACTTCCCGCAACCAACTCCTTACATGGCTCGCCCAAAACGCCCCGAACAAAACGGTTGGACGGGCCATTGACCGGGGCCAAGTGATAGTACACGGCCTGTTCGAGGGGGGATGGGTCGTAAGTACTGTGTACCTGGGCCGGACCCACATACTTGGGATTCGGCCTATGGGAGTGGAGCGACGGTTGGTGTGCGGGTTGTTATCGCGTGTGCCGATTGAGGAGTATATAGGCGGAGAAACACCTCTAACTAAAGGAGACTGAAAATGTATGATGCACCGATTTTGTGGGGTGAATTACAGATATTAGCTACATCAGGTGAAACTGAAGAGAGTATCATTCTACATGGTTGTCGATTTGATACTGATGAGAGTAAGTGTCAACAAGTAAAAAAGATTGAATTTGAACCGATACAATGGTTCGCTACCCTCGATCAAAGTAATATGTGCACGATAAGCAACAAGGCGGCGCAGACATTGATGACTACTTTGTGGGAATTGGGAATCAGGCCATCTCAAGGTTTGTGAGAAAAAAGATTGGCCTAAAGTCTTCAGAGATTTACTATAGTACCCCGGCCAACCATTTGACAAACCCGGGGACGATCAACAAGACCATCCCGCTGGTTGAAGCTATACTGACGCCAAGCAACCAGCGGGTTATGAACCTGTGATGTTCCAAGTGGTTGTTAAGTATAACCTCAATACGGGTAAGTCGTTCTTTGACCGTTCCTGTTGGTATTTCATTCATTGGTGTTTACTCCTCGGATTGTTTCTCGTTGCGCCGCGCGTTTGGCCAACATAATTTTTCTTTGGATTTTTTCTACCTTGCGTTTATCGGAATAATGGCTCCATAAGGGGGAAGACAATAACTGTTCCAGAGGTTTTTTGAGTTGTCGCGCGACCGTTTGTTGGTATTCACTATAGCGTTTATCGTTGAGTTTGTAGTTGTTGATTTCGCGGGATAAAAGGATTGTGACCCCAAGACGACCAAGTTCATCTTTGGCCCCGGACGACAGACCTTTGATCGCTACATCCCCTGCCTCTCGTTCTTGTTCAGCCATACGGGAAAGAAACTCATAGTCTCGTTCTTTTGTACCTTCTACTTTAATCCGCTGTTCCGCTTCTTCAAATTCCTGTTTGTGTTCCCTGGCGAGTTTGCGTTGTTGTAAAGGATTAAGTTCATCCCAATTTTTGCCATACTCAACTTGGGCATACGAGTTTTTACCTATTTGAACTTCAGTTCTGACCTTTGGCGGATAGGTCTGGACACCAATACCCACCCAACTTGCAACAGCGGCTTTGGCCCCAAGACCGAGCGAGGTAAGTAAGTCTTCTGATTCATGGGCGTCAGTAAACGCATCAACAGCATCAACCAA